TGCTCGTTGAGTTTTGTCTCCATTTCATCAAGTTTTTCTACCATGCTCTCAAGCACATCATATTTATCTTCAGGGATTGAAACATAATGATCTTCAAAAAGTCCTTTCAGACCGGTCATGAAGGAATCGGTTAACTCCTCCTTCAAGCCCTTTTCAACTGAAAGTGCGTTCTCTTGGAACCACTCTTCAGCAACATACTCAAGGTATGCATCTACGCGCTCTTGGATTACAGTTTTGATTTCCTGTACTTCTTCCTCAAGTGCAATTGCATATTGATTTTCTAGGGATTCTTGAATCTGAGCAACTTTAGAGTTGATTGCAGCTTCAAAAATTGTTTTTGCTTTCTCTTGGAATTCTTCGGAGAGTTCTTCACCTTCTAGAAGTGCTTTGACATCTTCTTCAATGTCATACTGCTCTTCTACAACTTCTTCCTCTTCGCCTTCTTCCTCTTCGTCTTCGTCACCTTCAACTTCAGCGATTACTTCTTCCTCTCCATCTTCCTCTTCGGATTCGAGAATTACTTCTTCATCCTCAAGGTCAACTTCTTCCTCTTTCATTGACTTTGCACCTTCTGCTGCTTTAGCGCCCTTGTTTACAACATCCTTAACTTGCTTAAGGGTTGCGCCAGGGGTCTTAAGTTTTGCAGAATCATCATCTGACTTATAATTCTCTGGAGTAGGACCACCAAGATCTTCCCAACCGCCTGTTTGGCCTGGGGTTGATCCTGAAAGTTTTTGCATTGACTCTGCTGATTTTGCGTTAGCATTTACAGCAGATTTGGATTGCTTTGTGCCTGCTTCCATTTCTTGTAATTGTGTACCAAGAGACATTTGAACTCTCCGATTTTCCTGTAGTAAATCTATATTTATTTATAAATTAATAAATTACAGTGAATTCAAGAAATCATTGAATAACTGTAACTTATGTTCTTGTAGACGGTTTTGATCTACAAGAGTGTTAATTGATCTTTGAATCCTTTGTGCAGCTCTTTCTCTTAGAACTCCACCATCCCATACCCACTCTTTACCTTCCATAATTCCCTGAACAAAAGCATCAGGTGCAGAAGGATCTGCAACGATATCGGCAGCAGTTGCGAGCATGAAATCTTCACCAACTTCCATGTAACCCTCTTTGTTTTGGGATACAGAACCGATACCTCTAGAAGAAACGCCTAGGGTTACTCCTTCTTTCAGGAGTGATTCTGCAATTTTACCCATTGGGGTTGAAAGGATTTGTGCTTTACCAATAAAATTATTTCCTTCTTTAGTGAGTGAAACAATTTTATGGGAAACTCTATCAAGGTTTACGATTGGACCATCTGGGTGTCCAAGTTCTCCAAGAGCACGACCTTTATTTACATACTGTTCAGTATAACGGTCAACCTCTTTTTGTACCGTTGGCATACGATACATTCTTCCATTACGGTTCACAACTTCAGTTTGAAGAAATGGACCTTGAATGTAAAGAGTTTTTTTGCCGTTCTTTTCTTCAGTAATAACTTGTACTGATTCTATTTCTTCGGTAATGAGTTTCATTATGCTTGTCCTGAAAGTTGAACTTGTTGGATGTATAAAGTTCCAGCACCAAGACCTCTTGCTGAAACTTTTTGTGATAATACTAGGTTAGCATCTGGTGATGAGAATGCAGTTACAATTCCAGAAGAATCATAGTTAATCACTGCTCTTGCCTGATGATAACCATTTACTCCAGATGAAACATCAACTGAGTTGATTTTCTGGTGGGTGAAATCATAGTATGATTGACCGCTTGCAGTTAATGATACATAATCACCTTCACCAAAAGGACATTGTGTTCCTTCTGGAAAATCAATTGTAGTTGTTGTTCCTGTAGTAATTCCAGCAACTCTATTTGATGCTTTGGTCAATGCTAGAGTTGCTGTTCCTCCAGATGGAACATAATAGTCAGTTACCGCTGCTGCAGGATCTCCATCAACCTTTACATGAGCAGCATTCCCAACTGCAACAATTCTCAATACATTAGATTGCACTGAAAATGCTGATGAAGTCGTTGCTGCTCCCGCTGAAAAATTAAATGAGGCACCTGCCCCAACTGGTCTATGAGCCATTATTTTTAAAATACACTTTTAGTTATTTATTAATTACTTAATCTTCCTGTTGTTCTACTTCTTCTTCTTGCTCTCCACCAAAAACACTTGATGCTACTACTGGACGAAAAGCATCAATCTTTTCTGCGGATTTTGCAAATAGCAGTTCTTTAATTTTGTCACTGATATTAGAAGGTGAATCATCAGAAACAATCATGTCCATAAGTTCTTCCATTTTAATTCATTAATGAATAACTCTTGTATTTATATTACGCCTCCTTTGGGCATCTCTGCTGCTTTTCCACTTGCTTCTACTGTAGAGTCATCATTAGGTTCCGGTTCCATCACTGGTTGCCCTAAATCCATTCCAGGTTCTCCTGTAATTGGTTGTCCTGTTGCTGGATCAATTTGCATTTGGGATGGATCGGCAATTACACCATCTTTAATTTCCTTTTCAATTAACTTATCTTGTTCTAAAATTTCTTGATCAGTTTGACGAAGAACTTTTCTACGTACATAATCTTGAGAGAAATATTTACCAACATATGGTTCTGCAGCTTGAACCATAGTTAGTCTTTCGTTCAATAATTCTGCTTCTTTTAGTTCTGCAAAGTGATTATCGTATAAGAAATCATATTGGATATGCTCATTCATTATCTCCCAATCTTCTGGAGTAATGATATTTTTTAGAATCAATTGAGTTCTCAGCATATCGCTGAACATTCCAGAAAATCTCTTTCTCAAACGTCCAACAAACTTACTGAATTTTACTTCGTCACGGAGAATTTCTGATGAGCGACCAAGATTAAATCCACCCTCACCATCCATTCTAGAAGGGGGAACATTTAGAGATCTATAAAGTTTTTTCTTAAAGTACTCAATATCAGTAATCTCTCCAAGATTTTGTCCACCTGGAAGTGTAGTGATTTCAGTTCCTCTACCACCTTCACGGCGAGGGAGCCAGAAATCCTCAAGCATACTCATGTACTTTTTATCATCACGAATTTCTCCGGTGTTGGCATCATATACAAGTTTATTACGATAGCGCATCATAACATCACGGAGGTATTGCTCTGCTTTTACCTTTGGAAGATTACCCACATCAATGTAGAAAATTCTTCTTTCTGGAGCACGAGATAATCTGTAAATTACGAGTGAATCCTCAATCATGCGGAGTTGATTGAGTGCTTTAATTGCTTTATGCAGATATGAAAGAGTTGATCCTTTGTTTCTATCTACTAGACCAGAAGTGCAATAAGTAATAGAATCTTTTGTAAACTTGATTCCAGCATTTCCACCCAAAGATGAGGGGTTTGTTGTTGGCCAACTCATCTTTGGATTATAAACAAAATACTCTTCAATCTGTGGAAACTCATATTCCATTGGATTGTCAGTATTTGTATTAGACAATCTGTATCTATTTTCGTCTCTTTCCGTTTTCTTTTGTTGCCTTATATAACGCATTTTCATTGCGTCAATATATCTTAACTCCTGAATCCCTTCCTGAGGATTCTTAATATCAATCATTTTATGGTAGTAAAGTCTACCATCAACATACCAGTTTCTATAAATTTCGTGAGATTTCTTATCAAAATCTAAAAGTTCTAAAATATACTTAAATTCTTCTCTAATTTTTTTCTTTATACCATCACTTGCGTTCAAATTTTCCAAGTCAATTTGAACAGGACTATCGTTAGTATCACTAACAATAGCTTCATTTACAATATCTTCAATCGCACTATCAACTTCTGGATGAAGTGCCATTTCACGATATCTTTTTATTAAATCAAACTCCGTTCTATATACACCTTCAATATCTACATATGAACCAAAAAATCCACTTGTAAGATAAAAATCAGACCCGTCCTCCTTATTCGGGGGGACGGGTGATATTGTATTTGGCGATAAAGGTTCGTTGTCCTCTATTGAAAATCCAAATAATCTTGCCATTACTAAATTCTAAACTAGTTTCTAGTATTTAGCCTGCAATTGGATACCAGTAATTTACTTGAAATTCTACTGTGAATTCCTCAATGGTATCTGAACTATCATATGATACATCAATCTGAGAAAGGTTTGTTGGGAAAATATCTTTGAACTGATATTTTCTACCTTCTTCCAAACCAGTATCAAACGCATTATTATTACCTACGTTTGATGCTCTTCTCTTTAACTGAACAACCGTTGCGTCTTTCATGTAGTCATTTGGATTTTTCTTACCAGATCCATCGCCGTACTGTGCAACTAATTGCATCCATTCTTCCAGAGGCTTTCTCAAACTGAAGTCATCATCGTTGATGACAGTAACAGTCCAAGTATCAAAAGTTCTGTCTCCAGCGACTTTAAAAGTTCTGCCTCTGAAAGGAACGTCAATTACACCCACATTAGATGCTGGTAGTCCACCTGCCTTACAAAGAACCTTAAATTTATTATCATCCCAACCAGTAATACCAGATGGTAATGATGGAATGGATATTTCAAATAAATTAGGTCTTGCACCGCCACCAGTTAGTTTTCCTTTAATGTCGGTGAGTCTTACGTCTGCCATTTGTTAGTCCTCCTTGGTGTTATTTATTGAATAAAGAATTAAACTCTACCTGTAACTTCTTCAAATGAAACACCAGTTCTGGTTGCAACAAATGTTAGAGTGATGTAGTTAATAGACTTAACTGGCTTCAGGAAGATGTCTGCTCTAAATTCATTATTGTCAACAATATCAGGAGTGTTATTTGTACTATCACAAATAACTCTGTAATCGTAAAGACCTCTCTTAGATTGAATATCTCTTAGGAAGGGATCAACAATACTTACGAAAGCAGCTCTTGTGGTTTCATCATTAATTTCAAACAGTTGAGCCTGTGCAGCAGATTCAAGTGCTTGCTCTACAACGATAAAGAGTCTTCTTACGTTGATTCTGTCAAACGCTGAAGCGTAACCAAGAGCAGTTTTGTCTCCGAAGAGAATTGTTCCAGCACCTGGAGAGTTTGTAATTGAGTTAACTCTTGCCTCATACAGAGAATCTCTCTGATCTTTGTTTGGATTATATGCAAGTTTAATTGTGTTGTTGATGCTTCCTCTTTGCTGTCCTGCAGGTGAGAACCAAGGGAATGCTAAGACTCCAGTTCTAACCATTAGACCAGCAACATCACCATTACATGGGATGTATCTGAAAGTATCGTTGAATCTGTCATAAGTGAACTTGTATCCACTATCAAATACTGCATAAGATGAAGAACTTAGTGAACTGAAGAATCTAATGATATTAGTTGTTTGTGTTGTTGTATTTGTGATGTTAACAACACCGCTTCTGTGTGGAGATACACAAGCAATACAATCTTTTCTTGATTCTGCAATAGAGATTAGTTTGTTTGCTTTTGCTTGAGATTCTGCTTCATCGGTCAAACCAGGACCATTAATTAAGAAATCAACTTGAATCTCATTCTTATTAGCAAAGAGGTCATATGCTGTGCTTAGATTTCCTAAGGTAGCAGTCATTCCTCCACTAGAAGAGTAATCAACTCCACCACCGAGGGTGTAAGTTTTGTTTCCGATAACTGCATAGGTCCTTCCTTGTGCAGTTTGATTCCAAAGT